AAAAGAGTCTATAAAATACTAGATGTCGCTCCAAAAAGAGCAAGAACTGAAACGGGTCAATTAAGAGGTGATGACGCATCAACGCCCGATATAAATGAAGCCTGGGAGGGTGGCGTAGCGCCAAAACCTAAGAAAAAACCAAAAAAATCTTAATGTGATTGGAATTTAATATGCCAAGATTAAACGTTTCCCAGGTAATCGAGCGTGAAGCAAAAGCACAAACCAGAAAAGACCAGTGGAGAAATATATACCAAGAATGCTACGAATTTGCATTGCCGCAAAGAAATTTATATGGCGGTCAATATGAGGGCAGCGTACCTGGTCAAAATAAAATGGAACGTGTTTTTGATTCTACAGCCATTCATGCAACACAAAGATTTGCCAATAGAATACAAGCTGGCTTATTTCCTCCACAAAAAGAATGGTGCAGATTAGAAACAGGCAGCGCAATTCCAGAAGAACAAAAAAGAGAAGCCCAGGAAGCATTAGATCAATATACAAATAGAATGTTTGAGGTTTTACGCCAAACAAACTTTGACCTAGCAATGGGAGAGTTTTTACTCGATCTATGCGTTGGTACTGCTGTAATGATGATTACGCCAGGAGATGAAACAACCCCCATACGGTTTACGCCTATTCCACAATATCTCGTTGCCATTGAAGAAGGTACATATGGTAATGTTGATAACGTGTATCGTAAGCTTAAAATGAAAGCTGAAACAATTATGCAAGAATTTCCAGATGCGGAAATGAGCGTAGAACTTGATCAGATAATTAGAGATAATCCATCACAAGAAATTGATTTAATCGATGCTGTTATTTTTGATTATGAAATGGGTATATTTTGTTATCATGTTATTTGGCCAGCAAAAAAACAAGAGCTGGTGTATCGAACATTAAAGTCTTCACCCTTTATTGTTGCCAGGTACATGAAAGTCGCTGGAGAAATATACGGTAGAGGGCCGCTTGTTACAGCAATAGCGGATATAAAAACTCTAAACAAAACAGTTGAGTTGGTTTTAAAAAATGCTTCATTAGCTATCGCTGGTGTTTATACAGCAGCAGATGATGGCATTATTAATCCACAAAATATTCAAATTGCACCTGGGGCAATTATTGCCGTGGCTAGAAACGGTGGCCCACAAGGCGCCTCACTTGCTCCTTTACCCAGGGCTGGTGATTTTAACGTCAGCCAAATTATAACAAATGATTTGCGTATGAATATTAAAAAAATACTTATGGATGATACATTGCCGCCAGATAATATGTCTGCTCGATCTGCAACAGAAATAGCAGAAAGATCCCGGGAATTGGCTACTAATCTTGGCTCAGCTTTTGGAAGACTTATAAATGAAACAATGATGCCAGTTGTATCAAGAATATTATACATTATGGATCAGCAAGGCTTTATTGATTTGCCATTAAAAGTAAATGGAATTGAAGTTAAAATAACGCCAGTAGCTCCTTTAGCGCAAACGCAAAGACTATCTGAAGTTAATGAAGTTGTACAGTTTATGCAAATTGCTGGTTCGCTTGGGCCAGAAGGTCAGCAATCTTTATCAATCCCAAGAATTACACAGTTTTTAGCAGAAAAAATGAATATAGATCAGAAATTACTCACAACACCAGAGGAGCAGCAGCAAATGATAGAAGCTGCTCAAGAACAAATGATGGCTGAACAACAGGCACAAATGGTAAATGATGGTGGAGCAACAATGGAATCAATGCAATGAATTTAAGAGAAGGATGGGAAGGTTTAAGCCCAGCTCAAAACAATACACCTAGAGTTGATGAAATAGATTTACTTTATGGAAAATTATTTAAAAGTGCTGAAGGGCAAAAAGTATTAAGTCATCTTCGCGCTATAACTATTGAACAACCAACCTGGTATCCTGGGGAAGACGCAAGTTATGGTTATGCGCGTGAAGGTATGGCAGAGTTAGTTAGAAAAATTGAAAAAAGAGTGGAGAATAGTAACAATGGATGAAGAACAAGAAACACCAATGGTAAATCCAAATGTGGAAGTAGAAGCTGAAAATGTAGAAGAAAAGCCTATTCCATTACATGCAGACTCAGAACCAATGGAAGCAGAACCAGAGGTAAAAGAAGAAATTGCAGAACGACCAGATTGGTTTCCAGCAAAATTCTGGAACGATGAGGGCGCTGATAATGAAAAATTAGCAAAAAGCTATACAGAGTTAGAAAAGAAATTCAAAGCTGGTAAGCACAAAGCTCCAGAAAGTTATGATGTATCAACTTTAGTTGACCAGGGATTAGATGGTGAAGACGCTTCTTTAAATATTTATACAGCATGGGCCAAAGAAAATGGCGTTAGTCAGGCTGCTTTTGAAGATTTAGCAACTAAAGTGTTTGAAATAAGCAAACAAGAAGAGGAAGCAACGTCTTATAATAAAGCACAAGAAATGGCAAAGCTTGGTGAAAGAGGGCCAGAAAAAATTCAAATGGCTGAAAGAATTTTGCAAAAAGCTCCTTTAACAACAACAGAAAGAGAAGCAATTGCTGCTACCCTAACATCTGCTGATTCTATTAATGCTTTTGTAAAATTACATCAGTCAATAACAAATGAAAGCATACCAATTACACCAGTAGTGCAAGCTCAAGAGCTATCAAAAGAAGATTTAGATACGGCTATTGCCGACCCAAGATGGAACACCGATCAGAATTTCAGACAAAAATTTGAAAGACAATGGATGTCTCAAGCTTCATAACTCTTGATTTAATAAAAAAACTTTGCTAGTTGTAAATGGACGGTTAACCGTTTGGCCCGTCTATACAGTAATTCTGTTGGTTAGCGCAGCCAAAATACGTTAGCGAACCGCCCTATTACGGACAACGGATCGTGTCATAATCGAAACCTAAAATGGAGGTATCTGCTATGGCGCAGAACGTCACTAATGCTTTTGTAACTCTTTTTGATTCAGAAGTTAAACAAGCATATCAAGCGGAGAGTATTCTTCGTGGAACTATGCGAACTCGCTCAGGTGTAGCTGGTAATACCGTAAAATTCCCTAAGATCGGAAAAGGGGTCGCAACAGTTCGCGTTCCTCAAACGGATGTTACACCATTAAACGTGACATATTCTCATGTCACATTAACCATGCAAGACTATATTGCGGCTGAATACTCAGACATCTTTCACCAATCACACATCAATTTTGATGAACGACGTGAGTTGGTTCAAGTTGTTTCTAAGTCAATTGCAAGACGCATGGATCAACTTAGTATTGACGCACTTAATGCTGCTACAGGAACAAGCACTGTCGCAACAACAATAGGCGGTGCTGGTACTAACATGAATGTTGAGAAGTTAAGAGCAACTGCAAAACACCTAAATCAAAAAAATGTACCAAGTGAAGGGCGGCATTTGTTAATGCATGCTTCTCAGCTTGATTCATTATTGGGTGAAACAGAAGCGACTAGCTCAGATTTTGCAACAGTTAAGGCTCTTGTCCGTGGAGAAATTGATTCTTTTATGGGCTTTAAGATTCTTACAATGGGAGATCGCGACGAAGGCGGTATTCCAAAACCTAGCACCAGAACATGCTTTGCTTGGCATACTGATGCAATGGGTTATGCAGACTCAATGGCTCAAAGAACTGAAGTTAATTACATTCCAGAAAAAACTTCATTCTTAGTGTCTTCAATGTTTTCTGCTGGTTCACATGCAATTGACGGTGAAGGCATCGTTAAAATTCATTGTACAGAATAAGGAGAAATATTTATGGCATTTTCAGCAACAGGTTGGGCAACTATCGCAGCATCTAAGCGTGGTAGCGCTCCAGCAATATACAGTTACACAAGCGCTGACGCAAAAGCGACTGTAACTGGGGCAAACTACTTTAATAGTTTGTCAGACTCTTTGTCAGTGGGAGACGTAATTTATCATTTTGATTCAAATACACCTACTGCTACATGGTCTGTAGTCATATCAAATTCTGGTGGAACGGTTGACGTTTCAGCTGGTACAGCGATTGGCGTAACATAAGAATATTGGGGGGCTGGATTATTGGCCCCCCAAACATTAAAGGAGTAAGTAATGGCAACTGGTGATTCAGATATTTCAATTTGTTCTGATGCTTTAATTCTTTTAGGATCTACCACAATAAGTAGTTTTAGCGAGGGTACAGATTTAGCGTCTGCATGCTCTAGATTATATCCAGATTTAAGAGATACATTAATAAGCCGATATCCTTGGTCTTGGTCATTAAAAAAAGTTAAATTAGCCAGGTTAGCAACAGCTCCATTAAATGAATGGAAATATGCTTATCAATTACCAGGTAGTATTTTAACTGGCGTAATTGCATTATTCTCTAGCAGTTCTGCTTCAGCAACTTCATTAAATTATGGTTGGGAATTGTATGATGATCAAGTTTATACTAATCTAGAAACAGTATATATTGATTACCAAACAACAATAGCAGAATCAAATTTACCAGTATATTTTGTAAGAATGCTAAGAACTGCATTGGCTGGTGAGTTAGCTATTCCTGTAACAGATCAAACTCAAAAAGCTGATTACTTTAGAACAATGGCAGTGGGAACTCCTGGTGAAAGTGGTAGAGGTGGTTTGTTTAGAGAAGCAGCTAACATCGATTCTAGAGGGCAAATAAATAAGGTAGTACAAGATTATAGTTTAATCGCTGTGAGAAACTAAAATGAGGATTACGCAATTTCAAACAAACTTTTCTGTTGGGGAAATTGATCCTTTAATAAGATCTAGAACCGATATTGAGCAATATGGTAATGCATTAGAAGAAGCAACAAACATATTGGTCCAACCTCAAGGTGGAATAACACGCAGAGATGGATTAGTAAAAATTTTTGGTTTTCCAACTCCAGCTAACTATAATAAATTTAAATTAATACCTTTTGAATTTAGTGTATCAGATAGTTATATTTTAGTTTTAACTGCACATGATACCACTGGAAGAATATATGTTTTTAAAGATGGCGTTTCATTAACTGTTAATGGTGCGCTTTTTATAACTTGCGCTGGCATAACACCAGCTATGTTAGATGAAATAAATTACACGCAAGCAGTAGAAACTTTAATTTTATGCCATGAAGATTTAGAAACAAAAAGATTAATTAGAAATAGCGATACGAGTTGGACTTATGAAAATGTACCTTTTACTAATATTCCCAAATACGCTTTTAATTTTGATACACATAATCCTAATTTTTCAATTGCGCCATCAGCAACAGAAGGTAATATTACAATTACAGCTTCTTCAGTCTCTACTGAAACAGGTCAGGCACAAGCTGGATCTGCAAATACGATAACTGTAAAAAGCTCTAGTTCTTATGCTGATAATTACCCAAATGGAATGTTTATTACTTTAACATCTGGCACTGGATCAGGGCAAACAAGGCATGTAGAAAGTTTTGTTGCTGCAACAAAAGTATTAACAGTTTTTACTAATTGGACTACAGCGCCAGATAATACAACTCATTATAAAATTGAAGCGTTTGCACCAGCAGCAGTTGGGGAATATGCTAGTGTATTAACAACATTTGGTAGAGCTAGATATGTAGAATATGTATCGGCAACAGTAATGAAAGCAGTTGTAGAAACACCATTTTTTGACCTTACTCCTGTAGTAGCTGGTGGTTGGGAAAGTGAACATGGGTATGAAGATACTTGGTCAAACACAAGAGGGTGGCCCAGGTCATCATGTTTCCATGAAGGAAGGCTATATTTTGGTGGCTCTAAAACAAGATCAAATACTTTATGGGGTTCTCGAACTATAGATTATTTTAATTTTGAACCTGGAACTGGTTTAGATAATGAATCAGTAGAAGCAACTATTAATGCTGCACAATTAAACGCAATTGTTAATGTTGTATCAGCATCAAATTTAAGAATATTTACAACAGGTGGTGAGTTTATTATTCAACAAAGCGAAAACGCTGCTATTACGCCAGCTAATTTTCTAGTAAGACCACAAACACAACTTGGCTCAAAACCAGGTTTACCTATTGAAGATTTAAATGGTGCTTCAGTATTTATACAAAGACAAGGCAAAACCCTAAACGCATTTCAATACACAGATTCTACAGCACAATACCAGGTACAATCATTGTCTGTATTAAGTTCACACTTACTAAAAACACCAACAGATATTGCGTCTGTTCGAGCAACATCAACAGATGAAGCAGATAAAATTTTTATTGTGAATGCGGATGATGGCTCATTAGCAGTGTATTCTATTTTAATTGGCCAAAATGTTATAGCGCCTTCTCGATTTACAACTTTGGGAACATTTGAAGCTGTGGGCGTAGATGTTTCGGATGTATATGTTATTGTAAAAAGAACTGTTGGAAGTTTGTCAACGAGCTATCAATTAGAAAAATTTGATTCTACATATTTGCTTGATTCATCAAAAAAAGGTACAAGTTTTCCAGCTACAACAGTTAATGCTGGCGCGTGGGTGCGAGTTGGCGCTACAGTTAGTATTGTAAGGGATGGGCTTGTTGATCCAACTCAAGTTTTGCCAAATACTTCAGTTGTTACTTTTGCTGCTACAGCAACAGCGTCTTGGGAAATAGGGTATGATTTCACAGTTACAGCAAAAACAATGCCAGCCGAACCAACGTTATCTTCTGGGTCAACGCAAGGCGTACAAAAAAGAATTTTGCAAGTTGACGCTTTAGTACATAATACTCAAAATTTAAAAATTAATAATCAATCAATAGCTTTTAGAAATTTTGGTCAAGCAACAGATACACCAATACTTGAATTTACAGGAACAAAAACAGCGCATGCTTTACTTGGATATACTAAATCTGGGCAAATAACATTAACGCAAAGCGCTCCATTAAAAATGAATGTATTAGGATTAGAATACAAAATGAGCGTGGGGAATTGATATGCAATTAGCATTAGCTGGAATAGGAATAGCTGGAAAATTAT